CGGTAACCGGCTCCAACGCACAGACTTTTGTTTGTGAGTGTTCTCGGTTGAATATGGGCGTAAGCCCTGTTGGACACAATGTAAATACAAAGATCAAGGGGTAACACCCTGGGGAAACCCACGATTGCTTTTGCAATCAAAGTTCCGTACCTCGAGGTTCACGCATAGCGGTAGTCGAGATCGGCGTAGGTCCCACGAGACGCCATTAATTGGTTAGGACCCGTATTATTACTGATGATACCAATCAAAAAGCAATGTCGACCAGTCCATTGGTCAGGGCAATTTATTTTTATATAAAAATTATTGTTGAACAAAAACATTGGGGAAACCTTGTTTCACAAGGTGACCCGTCGTAAATCACAGGGGGGGAATGGATTTTACCCGTATTGTGTGCTTTTGGCCTTAAGAAAGCTAAGCTCCCAGTAAGAGAAGTGGAGAGTGCTTGATTTCACCGATCAAGTTCATGGGTGGTTAAAATAGTTATGAGAAGCTAACCGGCTTTCTCACCTATTGATATAGTAATAACAGGTTTTAGGGATGTTTTTTTCAAGGTGAAGATGAGTTCCAAAAATTCAAGAAAACAACAAACAATAGTGCAGACCCACACTGTAAAAAAGGGGCCTAGTCTTTTGTTGCCCACACCCCCACAGGCACAAAAGAAAAACAAACCTAAGAAAAACTTAGGTAAAAAGAAAAAATTAAAGTTAGGTGGGGGACATTTGGGGATTAGAGCATTGTCGCAAGTGGGCCAAAAAGCCTTTACAGTGTTAACTAATCCTTTTCATGAAGCAGCTCGAGGAGGTTACATTCCTGATAATGCAGCCCAGTCTTCGTTTAAATTCGCTGGAAAGTCACGCTTTGTCGTTAGTATACCCACAGGACAAAGAGTTATGATTTTCCCGATGTATTCGTCAGCAAATGATACACCATGCGCGTTTACAATTTCAGGAACAGTAGCGAATTTTAACACTGGGACTTATTCATGGACTACAGCACCTACTGGGTTGACTTTTTCAACAATTGTCAATGGTTCTATGCCTTTTTCACAACAAAGTTTATATGATAATGCTGTGTCATACCGATTAGTGAATACTGGATTTAAAGTCCGTTACACTGGTACTGTTTTAAACAGGGGAGGAACAGCAATTTGGTTCGAAGATTTGGGCAATTACCAAGGTATTGCAGATGCCACTGAGTTGGCTGGCACACCATTGGGGACGTTGCAATCGACAAAGTGGACAACAAAGCCAAACACCAGGTATTGCAGCTTTAATGTAGGCGACGAACATGAGTTTCACGCAACACCTTGTATGGGGAGTAGCCAAAATACCGTAGGTTTCCAGAATTTCAATGGTACTTTTAGTACTTCTGATTCATCATGGGCAAACACGGAGAATGATTATACTCCTATTAGGTTTGGCAGCAACACCACCGGTCAACTCGCACCAATACCCCGTCAAGTTTTGATCTTACAAAACACGACAGCATCTGGCACCATAGAGTTCACAATTGAGCTCATTGGACATGCTGAGTATGCTGGGGGTAACGTTGTAGCAATGCAAACTCCATCACCCGTTCATTTACAAGATCTTCACACTGTTAAAAGTGCCGTGTTGCAGTCAAAAGCAACTCATGGTCAAGATCCGGATAAACATCCTAGTCATCACGCTCATGATATTCTAGGTCATATGTTGCAAGCAGGGTCGCAATTGATGGGGATGGCCGGACATGAGGCATTAAACTATGTCAGCAAACCAAGTAACGTCGCACGACTAGGAGCAGCTCTCGGGGCCATGATGGTATGAGGTTGTGGGAGAACAGCAGTTCTCCCCTCTTGTTACCATGGTTGGCGTGAAGTCGAAGTAGTTAGTTTGTACATAATCAATGGAGTGAGTTTATTAGATATTGTAAATATTGTATATAAAGTTACGCAAATTAATGGTAACAATGGGGAGTGGACCAATGGGGATGATTTAGACAATTTTATTCAACTCCAAAGAATGAGGGAAAAGATGGAGGAGGGCCTTGGACGAACGGATGCACGCGCTGGAAAGCGAGTTGATGAAGTTGGAAAAAACAGGCAAGGCAAAATTCCAATGTTTAATTTTCGTGTGAATGATGCCAAGGCGAATAAACGCAATGCAGCTGATCGAATATATGGCAGGAGTAGACAACGAGCGCAAGAAGCGCTTGTGAATGAAGCTCCTGAACAATGTTTTCATGTTATGGAACAAGGTCATTTGCAATTGGGTTATGTGTTTGGGAGAGGGTTTTATCCTGAAGCATTGTATGAAGTCAAGATTAGCCCACCATCAGGAATTGTTTTGGACAACGTTTTGGAAAGCGGTCCAGGATGGGTTAAATGCGGACCGAAAGGCACCCGCAAGATCGTTGAACCTGCATGGGTTGAGCGAAAATTGGCTGCTTATTATTCACCTGATGGGGTTTGCCACAGAGAGGAAAACCACATCGTTTTGCGTGCTTTGGTCGCAGCACATGGTAGCAAATTGAGGTCCACAACTTTATCTGACAACACATTAGCTACTTTGGGAGCAAGTGTTGTCAGGGAGATTAGTGGATTAGACCAGACAGTAGTGCACAAGTTTTTATTGTGGGTTATTGATCATATTACGTGGAATGCTTCTAACCAATATGCCGGAATGATCGGTTTGAACGGAAGGGTGAATGGGAATCGGTTTGCAGCTTTGGATGTCGATGAAGATGAGCATCACGTCTCATTGGAGACCGGAAAAGCTATGGAAGTCCCTTCAATTCCGTGTCCCGTGCGTCCGGTATATGAGCTGGACCCTTCTATTATCATTCAGGGTGATTTTGTGGAAGTGCTTGATGACAAAGGGAACATACACAAAGAGTTCGAAGTAGTTGAGCGCGTCCATCGACATTGGTATATGACTAGGATGTGTTCACTAGAGGGCGAGCGAAAGTTTTTGGTTTATGATAATGATGACACCACAAGAAATGGCGCTTTGAAAAGGTGTTTTGCTCTTGAGGAACATCATGAGGAACGTTCACGTAATGAAATGATTTTGGCTCATGAATTGTCATGTGCAGCTATATGGGATAACATACCTCACGCAGAGGCCGTTGCTGAGGTTTGCGCTTGCGACAAGTTTTTTGAAGGAGATATAGACACTATCTTTAAGAAAGTGGCGCAAACGTATATGCAATTTCATCGAGAAAGATTTCATCGTGCTTACATTGACGAGTGGTTGTCAACTGTGGGAGATGGCTTGGGGTGGTTATTTGAAAACGCCTTTCTTAAGATGAACGAGTGCCGATGCGTCCCATTATCCCGAGAGGAGATAGCCCAGATTCAACACGTGAAGAAGAAGTTGAGACAGGGCTATGTCAAGCAGTTTGGCCACTCTTCCACTGATGAGTTGATGATGCCAAATCGTGTCAAGGGAGGTGTAAAGTTGGAACTTGCTAAGAGTGGGAAAGTTGGTCGTCTAACAGGGGCTTATGAGGCTGGTTGCATGTATGCAGCTGAGTTACCTGAGTACATTAAAGTTGGATTATCACAAGAGTTCGACATTGTCATTGAAGATAACGTGTTTCGAATCAAAATGTTTAGCAAACCCCGGAATTCCGAGATTTTGTCATATATGTCGGAGATAGCCAGGGGGTTGCATTTTAATGAAACATTGATTTTGATTTATTCCGATGATTCCGTTTGGGCGAGAGGAGGTTTAGATCCTTTTATTTTCAATGTTGACATATCAGCTTGTGATAAATCAGTCAAATCCGCTGGATTCTTTTGTAATGCGCTTGCAATGTCTTCATTTGATTGTGAAAGAGCTATTGGTTTAGTCGAACAGTGTAAGAAAGACATACAGTTGAAGAGTGCTGATGGGAAGAGAACTATGAAATGGCATAGCCAGTATCGTGGTGTTCGTAAACCCATTGAGACAAGTGGAACTGTTTTGACGACTAGCAACAACTTTATGGTTATGTTGTTGGTGGGCATTTCTTTTGCCCATGGTGGAGTTTACACCAAAGAAGGAATATTGTCAGCTGGTAAATTAGTTGGAGTC